CGCCAAAATCTCCGTTATAAACAATTTTGACCACTTGCGGGTCTTGCACCTCAATAGCCTTCTTTCTATTTAACCCTAACCACTTTAAAGCCCCCATAATTAATGTTTTAAATGCAAATGTATAATTTAATTACGAAATATCCCAAAGGTTGTATTTTCCCTTTAATTCAAACCAGTAACGCATAGCTATCATGTCAGCATAATCAGGAGAACGTCCTAATTGCTCTTTTATATCGTCTTTTGATAGAACACTTTTTTTACCATCCTTATCCATGTTCTTTTGTTTAACATATTGCAGTTCTTCTTCAATAGCCTGTTTATGTTCGCCATCGACTCCAAAATAAACTTGATTAGAGTTAATTCTATCACTTATTCCAAAGTAACATTGCGATTTTAAATTAGCATAATTTTGTTTAACCCCTTTTACGTCCAATGGACTTGAATTATTAACAAAGCCTTTGCACTTTACAAAATCAACAACACCACCACCAACGCCATCCTCATCTACTATTATATTGCTTAATGGTATTTGGTTTTCAATCCTTAACCTTTCTAATACTTCTTTTACTTCATCTAAACCACTTTTAGCTATTGTAACTATCTTAAACAACCTAAAACCACTCCATACACCAATCACTGTTTTGTCACCACCAAATCGAGCTATATCTGCCACTATGTACTTTTCGCCTTTTTCTACAAATGTATTTGTAAATGAATTTAAAATATTTTCATAAGGTATTAAAATAGTCGGGTCGTCTGAATATTCCCAATTCCCAAAGAGTAACCTTTGTTTTGAATTTTCGTCTAATGTAAGTAAGTTGTTTCTATAATGCTCTGATATATTTGGATTATCAGTAAGTAACGATTGAATAAACTTTTTATTTTCTGCTAAAGTTTCTTTTTTTGCTGGTTGGTAAAATTCGGAATATGTCCAGTTTTTTGCAGGATTGCAAGTCATTAATATTTTAGGTATTAAATTATTTTGGTCTAAATTATACCTTATTCTTGACTTAACAATGTTTTTTGCTTTTTCGACAATTTGGTTACATTCGTCTATAAAAGCATCGGTTATTTCTAAAGAACCAAGTTCATCAAAGTTTGGATCACTTGGATAAAGAAATAAGTCTTTAAGTAATATTTGGCTACCATTAGAAAAGTAGATAATATTAGATTGTTGATTGTACTTATAATGTGTTCCAGCCTTTAATCCTTGTTCTTTTGCAACAAAAAAGAAAGATTGCAATGTGGTTTCTTTTAATGTCTTTAATGATGCTCTTCCTATTAATCCTTTTGTTTCAGGATATTTCAATCTTTGTTTTATTTGCCAATAACACCCAAGTATTGACTTTCCACCTCCCGCTCCACCGCCAAAAAGTAATTCAATAGTTTGATTATCTTCTAAATAATCTAAGGCAATAGTTTGTTTTTTACTAAGCCTCACTTTCGTAAGTTTTTTGTTCGTTCCAAACTATTGATACTTCGCCAGATATATTAGCATCAGTCTTATCTATAAGACCTAACTTACGAGCAATTATGTTCGGGTTTAGAAGTCCAGCAGCTGCTCCTTCAAACTGTTGTGTGTCTATAATTTGCTCTATGTGTGTAGTGATAAGCAAAAAATCATCTTTTTTTTTGTAATTTTTAAATGTATTTATAACAATACCAAGAAAAGTACAAAGTCCACCCATTGAAAAAGGACGCATTTTAGGCATTTCTACTTTTATGGCATCTTTACCTTTGTAATCAATTTCAATAAACGGGTTATTTTGTACCCATTCGAAATACTCCTTAGCTTTTTCTCCTAATTGTTTAGGGTTATCATAAATACATTCCCTACCATCAGTGTCTCTTAGTTTATAATATTCGTTCCCTTTTTGAAATCCCATAACTGATTTTTTATGTAAAATTAATTATTATATTTGTCTTTTCATTGTTATATATTTTAAGGTTAAAAAAAACATACTTGCTATTTTAATTAAGATAGCAAGTTTTTTTATGCAAAAATACAAAGTTTTACAAGATAAAGTGTCCTACAAAAAGGATTTAAAATATGCCTCCGCTGGTGACATCGTTACCTGCATCTGCTGGCATGGTGATGTATGTATCGTCCAAAACGTGAAAGGTAATCGATTCTCCATTCATAGAGACAAACTTTCGCTCTTGTAATTGTAGATATATTTAAGCCACGTTTTAAAGCCTCTTTTTAAAGGTTTCTTTTCGTTTTGTTTAATCTCTAATACCTTTTGTAATAAATCTTCGTTTATTTTCATTTCATCCAAAATTGTTTCTCTTTCGAGAAGTTTATAAAAAAAGAATTGGTGCAAGCCACATATTTATGGGTTTGGTTCTCATAAATCTTTATCAATTCGCCATAGGCATAGGCTTTTTCGAAATCCCAGAAGTAGCCAATATCTCCAACCTGTGAATCTTGTGGCTCGTTCGGGTTTCTTTCTGATGCATTTGCATAAAAGCCAAACAAACACTTGAAAGAGTGAGTTTTATCATTATTCTTATACAAAACCAACCTAAACTGTGCGTCTAATTTATCATCATCCCACACCCACATTTCTTTACCAATTAGTTCAATTCCGTACTTTTCGTTAATTTCTTCGTTTGTCATAGCTTTTTCTTTATTATTCATCCCTCTTGAAAACATAATTGTAAAATTGCAAAGCCGCCAATAATATGTAAACTACAATAAGCACAGGCAGCGTATGTGCTTAATAGAGATGATATTTTTGTTTAATTTTCACAGAGTATCGCAGATGATACTCTGTGCTTTTTTGGAGTCTTGTCATAGGTCATAAATAATCATTAATCACCTAAACCCCTCAGGAGCATCCCTCAAAACCTCAAATTCATACACCCACACAAAAGGATTAGCATCCCATGATCCTTTGCCGTTAATAGACTCCCAAAGTGATTTATAACTTTTAATAGGGCATTTTACAAAAGCTGTATGCTTAGATAAGTAATTTTTATAGCCAACTGAATATCCAAAATGTTTACGAAAAGCTTCTGACATTAATTCCTCAGTTAACAAACCCTCTTTTTCGGCATCCTCTTCAGTTATATCAGTCAACCTCTCCACCCTTACATCAGTCACTTTCAGCCAAAGCCTGCAAGCCTCCTTTGGCATAAATAACGAAGGCCTCCAATTATTACACCCAATAAAAGCATTGTCGGCCTTATAAACATTCTTCCCAACCCCTTTAAACAACTCCGCCTTAGGTACAATGGAAGTATCAAAATACGTCTCTCTTACCCAAATAATATCACCGATAGCGTTTGGGATTTTTGTGCCCAACCACATATTTTTAAGGCTATTAACGTCTTTAAAATATGCTTGATCGTGTAGCACTGCTGCCAAGCTGGTTTTCTCTAAATCAAATCCAGCTTTAACCACACGCCTAGTTTGTGTTTTTGTTCCCCTCAACAACGCATGTACCATCAGCGTTGAAAAAAGCATCGGGCGAAAAACACCACCCGATTTTACTATTTTTTTAGTCTTACTTGTTTCCATTTTCTTCTAAGTTTTTAGCCTCAATAAGGCCGTGTTAAATAATTCATTCTTTCCTTATTTTTACCAATTACCTCCAGCTTAGCAATTCTCCTCTCCAGATAAAACTTCGCCTTTTTCAAGTCTTGCAGCTCACAGTTCTAAGCCCAAAATTGATTTAATTGCTTCGTTGCTCATTTTTTTATTATTTTTAATTATTTCATCCATGGTTGCTTCTCGTGAGAGAAATTGTAGAACCAAATGCCTATACTTGCATAGTAAGGAGGTCTACCATCTTGGCATATATTGGTCAATTCATCGAAAACATAAGAATCCTCGTTATCCCAGAAGTAGCCCTTTATGCCCACATAAATTCTTTTCTTTGTCATAATCTTTCTATTAATAATAAGTTTTTAAAAGATTTTCAGCCCATACTTCTCGGCTCTTATCTTGGTTGATTTTTTCTATTCTCTTCATCTTCAAGTAGTGGGCATAGTTTCTACACCCATTTCTCTCCGCCAACTCTTGCCTTACTATCTTCCTGTTAGCATTGTAGCAATCTCTACAATTTTCTTTTCGAGAAGGAGAGTCGCTCACGTTATAACTTATGTTGCAATTCGTGCAAGTTTTAAATCCTTGTTCCATGTTTTTTTATTTAATCCTCAAGTTCTTCTGCCAAAGCCAATATTTTATTTATTAACTCGTGATATTCAACCACGTCTAACTTAGTACCATCTTGCGACTCAATGTCAAAGCGGTTAAGCACTGCCCATTGTATTAGGTTATTTAATGTTTCTGCTACTTTCATTGCTGTTTTTTGTTTAAATCATTTAAAAAAGTTGGAGCAAGCAGAACCTGCCCCAATCTTAGCTAATAAACCTGAAAATACGTGTTGCGGCTTGAAAGGAATCGAACCTCTTTCTCCCTTCTCGTAAGGGCGTTTTACCATTATAGTACTACTTAGCCATTTTAACCGCAAAGACAATTTCCAAGTGTCGTGAAAGTTACACCCAACTTTGAAACCTCGCTAACTTGGTATTAGCTATCAGCGTACTTTCGCCCTATAACTATTCGGATTTCCCCCTCTGATTGTTTCGCATTTGGTTTGCGGTTAAAAGAACTTTATTGTCGTCTCCGACCTTTGCAATCGCACCCAAAAAAATCAGGTGAAATTGTATCATGCCCGAAATTAACCGTTTGCAAAAAAGGTCTTTCGGACTTGATGTTTAGAGTAATGCCTTTAAAAGTAGGCAAATGATTGAGAATAAGAAAAACGATACCAGAAACCATGGGTTCGTGTTTTCTGCTGGGTCTTCAAAATATTTCTTCATTTCTTTTTTTTGTCTGATAGCAGCCAACTTATTACTAAGTCAGCTACTATGATTAAGATAATTAATTCTAACATTAAAATTCAGATTTAATGTAATCTGTGACCTTCTTTCCTGCCTGCATCACTCTTGTAACTTCGCCAGTGTTTTCGTCAACTACATCAATGAAAAATTTTATTGACCTAAGGAAGTCCTCGCGTTCTTTGATTTTTTTCTTCAAATCTGACCATACAGCATCGTTCGAATAGTCGTAGGTAGTTTTCCCTGCTACACTCATTTTTACGCCATGAGCATGATTATTTCCTTTCCTTACTTCCTCCAGTGCATCGTCTTTTATGCCATCGACAACCTTGTCTATTAGTTCGGATATTTTTTTAAGAAAGGCAAATGCCTTCTCGCTTGATCCAGATTCTAAAATGTAGTCTGCCTGCTCTTTTGCAAGACTTTTAAGCTCCGCCTTACTAATGTCGTAAAGCGGGCTAAAATCATTGTATATTGCTAATGGGTTTCTCATAATCTTGCTCTTTGTTCTGATGTTAATTCAAATGATTCTAAATCGCTCTTTTTGGCTTTGCCTTCCGATATTGCAATTAAAGCCTTTTCAAATCTATCGTCTGTTATAGTTGGTTTCTTTTTAGATTGCTCTCCAGCCGCATCTGTGTCTTTGTCTGTAATGAGTCCTAACATAGAACTCAAAGCGTAACGCCTGATATAAGTTATTGCAGAACCAAGTACCTGAAATTCATTCATCTTTGCAAGTGATACGCCTTGAGGTATGTCAGTGTCGCTTTCTATTATTTCACCGCTTTCAAGGTGACAAAGAATAGTCCTAACACATTTCCCAACAATAGGCTGAGAATAAGCCAATCCATGCTTTTTGAGCAATGGATTGATTATTGGGAATATAGTAGGCAAATCAGCAAAAGAATAGCCGTATCCTTGTGTCGCTTTGTGTATCACTGGGCATTCATTTTGAAATTCAGATAAAGCTCTAAGTAAATTTTTCATATTTTTAATTAGTTACTAAAATGGTAAATCATCAT